TATAACAAGAAAGTCAATGTCACATACGATTCTTTTTTGAAACGTAAAGACAAAATCTTTTTTGCTAAACTTGGCAATCGTAAAGATGCTTACTTAGAAGAGTTTTTAGTTTCTAATTTTCTGCACGACACAAAAATGTGGGTAGGTGAACTTCTTTCTGAAGAATGCGAAGAGCGATACAAAGAGTGGAAACGTAAACAAGAATCGTTGACGTATGTATTTAAAAATGAGATGGATTTTATTTCTGGTTGGACAGCAACCGAACTGAATGATTTTTTTGATGCTAAAAGTGGAGATCATCCACTCATCATCAAGAAATATCTAAGAAGAGAAATCAGTCTAGAAACATTGGCAATATTGAATTCGCTATTGCATTTTGTCAAAAGGTATGATACAATGATACATGATCCAATCTACAAAGAGGTAAGCAAGTTATGCAAAAAGTACCAGCCCTTTTTAAATTACGATACGGCGCGGATGAAAAAGTCACTCAGAGAGTTGGTAGTGGCGTAGTGGCAGTAATGCGTAAATCTAGTAAGGTTTGCCATTTATTGACACGAAAAGAGAATTGTGATAGACTATATAATATAGTAGATTATGATAAAAGTGGACAAGCAAAACATACATTTAATACTTAACATACGATAGGAAATACTAATATGGCATCAACATCATTTGCAGATTTGAAAAAGTCGCGCACCAAAGATTTGGAAAAACTCACAGACGCAGTTTCCAAACTCACAAACAAAGAAGAAGGTAAGAAGTCTTATGAAGACGCCCGATTCTGGAGACCCACAGTAGACAAAGCAGGCAACGGATTCGCAACGTTTCGGTTTCTTCCTGCACCCGTAGGCGAAGATGTGCCTTGGGTTCAATTGTTTCAACACTCGTTCCAGGGTCCTGGTGGATGGTACATTGAAAATTCGTTGACTACACTCAACAGAAAAGATCCTGTATCTGAACACAATAGCATTCTCTGGAACTCTGGTTCTGATGCTAACAAAGATATTGCACGTAAGCAAAAGCGTAAGTTGCAGTACATCGCAAACATTTATGTTATCAAAGACCCAACAAATTCTGACAATGACGGAACAGTCAAATTGTTTAAATTTGGCAAGAAGATTTTTGACAAGTTGAATGAAAAGATGAATCCCGAGTTTGAAGATGAGACTGCTGTCAATCCATTTGACCTCTGGGAAGGTGCGAACTTCAAGTTGAAGATTCGTAAAGTTGAAGGCTATCAGAATTATGACAAGTCAGAGTTTGATTCATCAGCACCTTTGTCTGGTGACGAAGATGATCTAGAGCGTATTTGGAAACAAGAGTACAACTTGTCTGAATTCTTAAATGAAAAGAATTTCAAGCCTTATGATGAGTTGAAAGCACGTTTGAACAAAGTGCTTGGACTTGAAGATGGTTCTGCTGGAGACAATTACTACTCCACAAAACCTAATGCGCCAATTGCAGCTTCAGCTAAACCAGCGCCGATACCTGTTAAAGCAAAGACTACAGTTGCAGATTCAGTTGCCGATGACGATGAAGATTTGAGTTACTTTGAGAAGTTGGCTGAAGATTAATATTTTGTAATCTCCTTTGTGACTTGACAGGGAAGCAATAAAATGCTTCCCTTTTTTTCGTCAACCCCCAATTATACCAACTTGATTAGTTGTTGATCTAACAATGTCAGTTGCAGTGCCCAATGCATTATAAAAGTTAGTCACACTAGAGTTATCTACTTTTGCACCACCAACAACAGTATTGTTTGTTGATCCTCCACCACTAGAACCTGCTGGTGTTGGAGGTGGTAATAATACATTTGCTGGTCTGTTAGTGCCAGCAACAGAAGAACTAACAAAATCTTCAACACTTAAACCAGATGATGTTCCTTCAATATCAAATACTGGGCGCCCGGTGGCATCTAAAATTAATGCACCAGGATATCTATTTTCAATGAATGCTCCGTCTTTTACACTCCATATCATAGGAACACCACCGACAGTGGCTGCTTTAGTCATAGTCATGGTGGTCGGGCTGTTGGTGTTCTCCCCGCCGCCCTCCTGAGTATATTCTGCTTCTCCTGCTACTGATACATAAGCGGCTTTTGCAGCCGCTGTGCGAACTAACTCTGAAATACGATTTGACTCTGCAACATTATCTGCGTATATACCTTTTTCAATTGATGTGTCTAACGCATAGTTTCCGGATTTTAAATCCGAAACAAGACCAGAACTCAAAGTATTGAGCGAATAACCACCTAATGCGGCTGCTGCTTGATCTAGTTTAGATAGATTTTCAGTCTTTGCATTCTTTTTAAATTCATCTCTAACCAAACCAAGAATGTCTGACGCATATGAATTTAAATTCGTGCTTTCTTCTAACGCTGGCCAACGTTTGACTTCAGTTGCGCCATCATCAACAAGTGTTGCTGGATTTGGTGCGCCTTTGCCCCAAAGCATTGAAACTCTATCGTATTGAACTTTAATATACACCCAATCATATGGTGCGGGTGTTTTTGTAACCTGTTCAGAAGTCTTTGTCGCATTGAATGCAACTTTTAATAATCCATATGCAACTGTTTTAAACGCATCAGGTACAGCATGATATTCTGTTGTTTCATATACAGTAGCAATAGCGGAAACATTATTATTTCCTGCAACATATATTGCTGCGTGAAACTTAGGTTCTTTTGGAGGTGCATCACCACCGCCACTGTATGAATCTATAATCATAAACACAGCAACAGCCGCCAGCAAATATGGTGCCGCTGCCACTATGCCTGCGCCTAATCCACCGAGTGCGCCGCCGGCAGCGGCCGCGCCTCCTGCGGATGCGGTTCCAACACCAATGGCTTCTATGCCAGCCGTAACTGCTGCGGCGGTGCCGCTGGTAGCTGCCGTCGTCGCCGCGCCACCTATACCAAAGAATTCAGCAATACTTGAACCAAGTGCAAGTCCTGATTCTGTTCCAGCTGCAACAATTGTGTCTCCAGCAAATGCATTTGCACCATATGTGAACCCTGTTGATACACCCGATGCAAAATTTCCAGCCAAAGCAAAGGGCGTAGCACCAAAAACTGCTGTAGACGCCATGCCGATGCCTTTGCTGATTAGCAATTGTTTGCCAATTGCTTCTACATAATCCATCGTTGATGGTTCTCGGCGTGTTGCTTTTGATCTAGCAACTCCGTTCATTGTGTTTCTACCACCAGAAGAATTTCCACCAGCTGGCGCTCGCGGCCCTAATCCAATGTCAAATGCTGCACCGCCATAAGTAGAGAATGATGTTCCCGAACCACCACCTGCACCTGAAATGCTCAATAATGAATTATCAATACTTGATAGTAAAGTTGTTTGGTCACCCAATGCATTTAGTTGTTTGTCTGTACCTAAAGCCTTAGATAATGAGTTTACGGATCCTGGTGTGCTTGGTGTTCCGTCTGCATAGTTTAATGCATCTAACAGTGGTCTATACTTTTTAGTTGCGCCTGCATTGACAACAAACTCACCATTAGACAACATGGCAGGTATAGAATCTGATCTTCCTGTTCCTGGACCCGTAACAGGACCACCATCGGCAAGACCCACCAGGAAGTTACCAACAGTACCAAGGTCGGGCAAAACTGAACCAACATCAAAGAAATCAAGCGCGCCGGCGCCGAAGTCACCAGAAGGTCCCTTGAAAAAATTCATCATATTTCCAAAATCAAAACCACCTTTACCAAATAATGCATCAACACCGTAATTCAATCCCTTTTGAATTGCAAAGTTTGCAACCATCTGCATGTATGGATTTTTAATGTTTTGTGTCAACTTATTGCCAGCAGCATTCTTAAGCATGTCAAAGCCAAAGTTTCCTATCTCTTTCATAGGATCACTACCGACTATTCTTCCATCTTTATATACATTAGAATCAAATAGCTGACCTGATTTTCTATTAACAGGATTTCCATCTTTATCTAAAATTTGTGTTCCTGAACCAGATCCTTTACCGCCAACTTGATCTAGCTTTGCGATCACTCTATCAGTATCTACTTTATCTGTGCTAGTCTTAGCTTCATTCAATGCTTTATCAAATGCCGCTTGAGCTGCATCGGCTTCAGCGTAGGTGGTAGCTTGCTTTGCAGCAATGTCCAGTTGACGCTTTGCGGCGTCTTCTGCTAACTTAGCTTGTTGATCTAGTTGTTTATTTTGTACTTCGCCTTGTGCTCTAAGCAATGTATTTTGTTCGGCAATTAACTTATCACCACCAGCGGCTTGTTGTTGGTCTGTCAATCCAAAATATTGCGCTCTGTTAGGTCCAGTACCTTCTTTAGCATTTAATATTTGTTGATACTGAGCACCACTATTAACTCTATAAGTACCATTAACACCAGCAGTTGTTTGATATGGCGCGCCAGGCATACCATAATTATTCATGCCAGAACTGAAAACTGTCGATTGACTTACGGGCGCACCATAGTTTCCAGATGCATTAATATCTGCTTGACTAGCCCGTTCGCCTGTGTCGGCATACACATATTGTTTTGATCTAGGATCAAATATTACAGATCTACTTCTGTCATCTGCGCCCATCATTTTTGCAAATGGCTGTGTCGCTCTTTCACCTAATGCATTTGCAAAGTATGAGATACCTTCTGCTGGATTAGCAAACCCATACTTAGCGAGAAGAGTTTCTGGACCTAATGCAATGCCACCCTTTGAACCACCAGAAGCACCATATAGCAATTGTTCTAATGCTAACTTTTTATTTCCTGCAGCAAAATTACCAAGAACTTGGCCAGTAATCGTTTGTGTTTCTTGTGCGCCTAATCCACCAATGCCTTGAAAAATTGCTTTTCCAGCTACTCTAGAACCAACCTCTAAATATCCTTGTGCAAGATTATTGAACAAAGGTGCAAACATTGGTCCATATTGTTTGCCTAGAAGTTTAGTTGTTGCGTCATTAATTACTTTGTCAGTACCAAAAATCTTCTGAAGTTGTTGACCACGGAAGTTATCATCACGACCTGCTTGTCCAGCAGAGACACCAACTCCTTTAGGAAATAAACCTTTTGTGATTGCTTGTTGAAATGCGTTAGTTGCAGTGCTTCTAAACTGTTGTAAGAACGTTTTGTTTGCATCTGCTATGATATCACTATTGTTTTTGAATAGAGGTTTGAATACTTTTGTTTGTAAAGCAGTTTCAGCCTTGGCTTCTTGTGTATTTAAAGCACTGCCACTTTTTGCTTTTGCTTGTTGTGCAGCAAGTTGTTTTTTTGCAACATCTAAATTGGCCTGGTCAATAACTTTTGTTTCTTTTGTTGGTACAGTGACAACAGGACTGCCGCCCCCCTTCCTTTTATTTAATAATTCTTGTGCTTTTTCAACGCTGACCATAGGTCTCGGATGTTTGCCATCTATTACACTTTGCAAATATTCTGTACTAAATCCTATTGGTTCTTCTGCCGGCGGTGGTAATGCACCACCGCCTTTAGCAACTATCGGCACAATACCACGATTGCTGGTATTTGTTTTAGGATCGTCATTAATTCCTAAATTTTTATAATAATTGTCTACTTCACTATTGTCTGGCTTGAAAGGCTTCGGTGGTGGATTAAATTTTCTACTTAAAGGATCTTTTTCTGTGCTTGTCGAAGGTTCAACTATTTTTGCAGGAATTCCAGATTTATTTCCAGTAATTCTTTGTCCCAACATTTCATACATTTCCCTTACGGTACGTGGTTGTTCTCGCGTTTTACCATCCCTATAAAAAATGTCAGGATTAGATGTGGCCTCTGCGGATTCCTTGGCGCCGGCCGGAGCATTAACGAGTGACGCAATAGTATCTGGTTTATTTTTCAGTAGCTTTAAAAATTCAATTGCACCTGATCTATCATCACCTAGCCCCATAAAATGAGCCATGTATAAGTCTGTTTCTGTTGGATTACGTTCAAGAGCCTTTACTAATCCTATACGATTTTTTTCTGTAAAATAAGCTGCAACTTTTGTTGCTTTAACAGGATCAAATTTATTATTTTCATCCAAATAATTGGCTTTAGCGTCTTGTTCAGTCAAGACGCCTTCTTTAACCATACTGTTGACTTGTGTTTTCCATGTACCATCTAAGAATTGATACAAACCGCCGGCTGTAGACTTTGGATTTGTTTTGTTAGGATTTCCGGATGATTCCGTTCTAGCCAAATTTTTCAAATACTTATCCATTGTAACTGGAGAACCTGGATCTGGTTCACCTCTAGAAACAGGCTCAACTCTAGTAAGTCCTCCAACCGCTTGGATATCAAGGTCAACTGCTGCTCTTCTAGCTTCTGCTTCTATTTTAGCAGTTTTTATTTGTTGTGGTGTTGCATTAGGATCGCCAGATATTTTAACAGCCTTCGCTTCAGCCTCATCAGCTACTTTTTTTAGCTTTTCTCTATTGTCCATCAGGTTTTTTGCTTGCGCCTGGTCTAACGGCATGTCTTTATTTCGACCAGAACTTCCTGGTGGTGCATTCTTTATTTGTTTTAGGTTAGAATCTGCGGCTGCGGCTGCAGCTTTTTCAGGATCACGTTTTGAATACATGTACGCGCCTATGCCAGCGGCTGCCATTATACTCATTCCAACAGGACCAGTTAAGAAACGAAGTACCATAGGAACAACAGTAGCAACACCTTCAACTAATGCTCCTCTTGCAACTGTACTAGAAATTACTCTTGATTGAACATCTATAAAAGCACCGGCGGCTCCGCGCCCTGCCATTCCTATTTGAGGAACTGCGCGGCCAGCCATTCTTCCAGCACCTCCACGCCCCAAGCCACCCAATACTCTACCAGCTGCTCCGATGCCTTTGCCGCCAAGATATGCTCCAACTATGGTTCCTATATTATCGGATATTAAATCACCAAGTTTTCCTAAGAAACCACCACCCTTACTATTATCTGAAGATTTTTTCCCACTAGAATCACGGGAACCAATTTGTCTAATTGCTTGTAACAATGCGTCATCACGAACCGCCTGTTCATTTGCATTCTCTTCTGCAAATTGATCTTTTCTTTTTTGATCTGCAACTTGAAATGCAATCAATCTAGATTGATTTACAACATTGACATTTAATTGTTTTAATTGACGAACTTGTTCTATATTAATAGCAATTAATTTATTTTGACCAGCAGCAAGAGATACACTTGCACCGAAACCACCCATCGCAGAACTAGTGCTAGCTTGTTGATTTGTTGAAGGTGCACCACCAGGTTGCATTTTTGGCGCATTGGCACGATCTCTTAATTCTTTACCAAATGCCATTCCCGCAGTAACGGCAGGCATTTCTCTGAGAACTGCACCTTTCAATCCACCAACTAGTGCATTTCCTGCGCCTTTGATGGCATCTTTTGCCATGCCTCCTAGTGCAGTGCCGTAATTACCTATTGTTGCCATTATTAATTACCCTCTGTCAAATACAGAGTCTGGATTAGCTTGTGCAAATCTTGCAGATTTACCACCCATTGGTTTTGACATTTCCATTGTTCCGCCATTAGAGCTATATGGAGATGTTGCAATTTGTCCTACGGGTTGCACAGCGGAGACACTATTTGCTCCTGCTAGTTTTTCTTGTGTACGACCAAATGCAGCAATACCAATAATAGCACCCATAGACAAATGAAACAAGCCTGCACCCTGTAGCGTGATTGGTTGCCATGCAGTCACTGGTTGTTTCAATGCAGCTTGTAGTATAGACCACAATACGGGAAAGAGAATGAAGTCAGTCACACAAGTCACCATATAAATCCAACCCATCATTGGACGCCATTTAGTGTTCATCCAATCTTCTTTTTTCTTATCTGCTTCACTCAGCTTTTCGTATTCTTTTTGTGTAGCCATTTATCTTCGTCCTCTTTGTTGTGCTTTTAATTGTGCTTGCTGATTTGCGTCTTCTATATGTTGAGACAATAGCATAATATACAATTCACGTTCAAAGGGCATCATATTCTCTAATGTTTCCAGATCATATTTATGATGTTGCATTAGAGAAAAGTTAGTTTGATAGTAGGTAGCTAAACTTTCTCCTCCCATCAGAACCCGAAAAAATTCTGCAATCCCTCCATTGTGATCTCATCTTCACAGCCACATTTTTTGCAAGTCCATGTTACTTTGTGTTTTAGTTTTGGCATCAACTCAAAGAACTTTGTTAGTTTCAAGTATTGATCTTGATTCAAGTTTTCAATAAAATCTAACAATTCTTTCTTTGTGTAATCTTCTTTTTTATAGACATTTTCATTATCAAAGATATATTCAATGCTGTTGATAATAGCATCTGTTGCAATGTCCATCTGATTCTTACCTTCACTAGACTTACTGGCTTCAATTGCCATACTAACGTTAGGATATTTCAATTTAATGCCGATGCCAGTTTCTTCATCTAAAACAATTTTATCTGTATGTCCTTCAGTCTTGAGAACTTCAACTTCTAATAAGTTTAATTTGTCATCTGTAATGCCATCGCATTCTTGAACATTAGAATTGTAACCAGTTGGATGACGTAATTTCAAATCAATTGTTTCTCCAATTGATTTTGCTCTGAGTCTCATAAAGAAATACTCTAAGTCAAATGTTGGAATTTGATCTGGATTGATCTTATCAATAGCACAATTATTGATAATTTGTTTAATTGCCAGCAAAACTGATTTTTGATCTTCTGACTCCATTGCAAGCAAAAGAATTTTTTGTTCCTTTACTAAGAATGGACGATATTTAACATTTGTTCCTGTTGATGGTAAAGTCAATTCAAATATTGGATTGCTAATTTTTGGTAAAGCCATGGTATTTCTCCGGTAGTTATATTAAAAAAATGTGATTATGTTATATTACTCGTATTCATGGTATCTATACGCAAGTGTTACGCCAAATCGCTGATAAGTGTTAATCTCTTCCCATGTTGCATTCATGGGTGTAATTGCAATAGGATAAACGTGATTGCATTTGTATTTTAAAACTGAAACGCCAGAATCGTTAAGTTGAGAAACTTCAAGGGTGTTTCCCAAAGCATATTGCGAGTAGAATGCAACAGTTCCAGCCTCTGGATGGTTACCAGGTTTGATAATAAAGTCCATCCATCTCTCAAAGAATTTACGTTCAGCCATATCTTCAGCACAAATGATAGACAGTTGAATGTCATTATAAGTTGTATCATATGGAAGTTTTAACGATGGTCCTGACCCTATATCATCGTTAGTAGCAAGTGTTCTTCCTGGTAATTCTGCTTTCTCGCATCTAAATTCAAATGTATTTGCTATGGTAGATATTTGAGGGTGATCTAATCTAGTGCTAGTGCTAGCCAGACTCAGTTTAACTCTAAAGTTATTTGGACGAACAAGTCTACCTAATGATGCTCTTAAACTTGATATTGAATAGTTTTGTGCATTTTTTTCTATAACCTCAACTCTTTGTGTCAACGATGCCATTTTATGATTTCCCTATTTGTTTACGTGACTCTTCCCAAACACGGCCTGTGTCTGCTTTTCTGAAAGACTCTGTTGGTAGAAAGATAGCAATGTCCCATTCATTCACTTGTACTTCTAAGAATTGAGAACGTACATGACTTCTTAAATATTTCTTTAGCATTGGTTTAAAGTATCTATACTTAGATGCAGATTGTAAAATAGAGTATGAAATTTTGACTTTTGTTGTGTCATCATATTTTTTGTTTGTCAACGTAGAATACAATGCATTCATTAATTTAGCACGTAGAACTGGCGGCAAGTAATGAAAGTTGATCCCTAAGAACCCATCAGAGTCCATCCTCACAGGAAAAACTAACGGAAATGTGTCGTAGTACGGCAATTCTTTTTTCATCTTTGGATCATATTTGAATGCATACATATATCCAAATTCCATTGACGAAACTTTTCTTGCTTCATCTGTTCTTTTCTCAAAGACACCAGGAGTTATGTTTGACATTAATTTGCCTGCAGCCGACCTGTACCAATCCCTTGCTGCAACTGTTCTTGCAGGAATGATGCCTTGTCTAGCGCCTTGAATGAGTATGTTATCAAATATCATCTTCTATTTATCTCAAATCTTTATCAGTTATGATTTTAAATTCCCAGTTTCTTTCAGTTGAGTACTTTGTTGCTGCTTCCCACTTTGCTTGATTGACACCCCATGTCATTACTTCATTGATAAA